TCTGGGTCTGGGTCTAGGTCTAGGTCTGGGTCTAGGTCTGGGTCTTGGTCTAGTAGGTGATCAAATGAAAATGTTTCGATCTAGGTCTTGGTCTGCGTCTAGGTCTAGGTGGTCTAGGTCTGGTTCTGAGTCTAGATATTGGTCTAGGTCTAGGTCTGGTTCTGAGTCTAGATATTGGTCTAGGTCTAGGTCTTGGTCTTGGTCTGGGTCTGGGTCTAGGTCTTGGTCTGGGTCTGGGTCTAGGTCTTGGTCTGGGTCTGGGTCTGGGTCTAGGTCTAGGTCTGGGAGGTGATCAAATGAAAATGATTCGATCTACTAATTATAGGACTGGGTCTTGGTCTAGGTCTAGGTCTGGGTCTAGATCTTGGTCTGAGTCTAGGTATTTGTCTGGGTCTGGGTCTTGGTCTAGGTGGTATAGGTCTGGTTCTGTGTTTTGGTCTGGGTCTGGCTCTTGGTCTAGGACAAGGTCAAGGTCTGGGTATAGTAGGTGATCAAATGAAAATGTTTCGATATAGTAATTATAGGACTTGGTCTTGGTCTAGGTCTAGGTCTGGTTCTGAGTCTAGATATTGGTCTAGGTCTGGACCTGAGTCTAGGTATAGGTCTTGGTCTAGGAGGTGATCAAATGATCAAGTTTCGATCTACTAATTATAGGTCTAGGTCTATATAATATTATAGGAATTTATATGAATAAGGACTTAATTATTCCAATGGTAATCAACCAAAGTAGAAGGAAAATTGCTCAAAAGGAATGTATATACTATGAATTTTCAGAATCCGACTTGGTACAATATACATCGGATATTGTAAAAAAATGTGCAAGTATTGCTGATATGAATCGTGCTGAATATGAATTAGTAGCGGATGCTATAAGTAATTTGGTACTTTCTGATACTGGTACCTTGATTAGATCACATTTCGGAATTGAATAAAATCTCAATAAAATCAATAAGTTAGGTACCACTTGACAAATAGGTAATTATTTGGTATAATGTAGTCTGAATAATTGATTTGGATCTTATAATGAAAAATCTTGATGCATATATAAACCATATACTGGATGACTATTATAAACCTCTATATCACAAGAATTTGGATTCAATGGATGAAACTGCTAGGGAAATGATTGAAAGTTTCCAGGTTGAAGTGGAACAAGGTTCTAAATATTTGAAAGTTATTAATCGTTACGGTGGTTCAAGGTCTGTTCATTCTTTTATTGTTTTGAAGGATAACAATAAATTTAAACAAGGTGATATTTTGAAAGCTGCGTCATGGGCTGCACCTGCTAAGAATTTTGCACGTGGTAATATATTAGCAGGTCAATTCTCGAATACACGATGGACCGGTGCATAAATCAATTATAAATCAATGACTTAGAAAGTGGTTGACAAATAGGTAATTATTTGGTATAATATAGTCTGAATAATTGATTTGAAGCAAGAATGAAATTACTTACGATTGGTAATCCGAAAACGATTAAAGGTGAAAAAGAGGGATATTTAACGTTTATTTTACATTTATCTCCTGCGAATGTTTCTGGATATCAGACATGTCCCAAGGCTACTGAAGGATGTAAGGCTGCATGTTTGAATACTGCTGGTCGTGGTGGTATGTTTAAGGCTGGTGGCACTAATGTTATTCAGGAAGCTAGGAAGCGTAAAACAAGAATGTTTTTTGAGAACCGCGAAGTATTCATGAATCTTCTGGTTGATGATATTAAGCGTGGTATAAATTATGCTAAAAAGAAGGGATTAATTCCTGTATTTCGGTTGAATGGTACTAGTGATATTGCATGGGAAAAAATTCGAGTAGGTGAATACAGGAATATCATGGAAATGTTTTCGGATATTCAATTTTATGATTATACTAAGATTTTGGGTAGGAAGAATATTCCTGAAAATTATAAATTGACGTTTAGTCGTGCGGAATCTAATGAGATGGATTCTAGATTGGCTGCATCGGCTGGTATGAATGTTGCTGTAGTATTTTCTACAAAGGTACTTCCTGAAGTTTATATGGGTAGACCTGTATTCAATGGAGATGAATCTGATTTAAGGTTTTTAGATCCTAAAGGTGTTATTGTTGGTTTGTATGCAAAAGGTAAAGCAAAAAAGGATACCAGTGGATTTGTCGTAAAAATGTCGTAAAAAAGGATAATTATGTCAATTAAAAATATATATATCGAAAGAGGTTATAAAAAAGGGGCTAAAATTAGGTTCTGCATTATAACTAGATTTTGGGTATTTATAGGATTTTTAAAAGGGTTATTTAAATAATCTAAGGATATTAAAATTTTTATATTTGATGTAGAGACATTGAGTAAAAAATCGGATGCAGTCATTTTATCGATGGCTTGCATTCATTTTGGTTCAGATAAGGAACTAGATCCGGATGAATTACGGGAATCTGCATTTTTTGTAAAATTGAATGTAGAGGATCAAGTTAAGAGATTAAGGAGAAGTATTGGTAAATCTACATTAGAATGGTGGGGAAAACAATGTTTAAAGGTAAAGGATAAATCATTTTTTCCGAAGGATAATGATATAAGATTGGAAGATGGATTGGAAAAAATGAGAATATGGTCCAATCAATTCAAGGACAATAAATCATGGGTTCTTGCGAGAGGTAATTTGGATCAATTAGTTTTGGATGATGCAGAGGAACAATTAGGTATAAAGCCTGTTTTTCATTTTTCTAGGTGGCGGGATGTAAGAACATTAATAGATATCTATTATGAAACAGGTAATAGTTATTGTAATGTAGAATATAAGGATTTTGATCCTAAATTACATATAACAAAACATGATCCAGTTGATGATTGTATATATGATATAATGATGTTAATGTATGGTAAAAAAAATTAATGTCTAACTGGTTGTCTTTCATGATTAGGAGAAGTAGAAAAGGCATTAGAAATTGATGCTCTATCAACTACTTCTTTTCTTTGATCAGCAGGTAGAGAATTAACTACACTTAGGATTTGTGATTGTAATTGAATAATTTGGGTTGATAAGGATTTAATATTATTTGTAGTTTCTTGTAGGTTTGCATATCGATTTTCTACCCATAATACAAACGAAACACATGTGCAAACAATCACAATTATTGCACTTATTTGACGGGATGTCATTTTTCTGACAGTTTCGATTATTGTTTCTGGATTTTGAGACATAGGCATTTTTTATCCTTGAATTATTCCTGTTGTATGTAAACCATTTTTCATTTTAAAATCACACCAACTACCTAATGGTTGATAAATATGTAATTGCCAACCAAATCGTGTGACACATTTATTACCTTCAAATAGGTGAGTCTTATAATTATATCTAACTTCAGCCTTTGCTATAGAGGCTGGCATAAATTGCATAAAATAAATAAAAAAGATGAATAAAAAGTTTATTAGATTTTTTAGATTAATCATAGGAATTATACCAGTTCTATTTTTATTGTTAGCTTATTTATATTATTTATAATAAATAGGTGTATAGGAGAATTTATCATGACAAATTTAAAGGGTACTATATTAGATGTTGAAGGTTTAGTTAAAATTGTAGGTAAAGATTTTTCTAGACTTAGAGTAGGGGATATTATTGATGTTGGAGAACTATTAGAATTTGCAAAGGGTTCTTTTATAAAAATCTTATTAACTGATGGTAAATTACTGCAATTAACAGATAATCCATCAATTCATAAGATATCTGACTATTTGAATAAATCTGATAAAAGTATTGAGGAAATACAAGAACAAATTTTGGCGGGTGCAGATCCATCTAAAATAACAGATGCTACTTCTGCTGGTGGTGCAGCACCTGGTGCAGGAGGATCCTTTAGTGAAGGTACTCATGAACCTCTTGTGGTTGATCAAGTAAATAATATGGGTATTGTTACATCTGGATATGATACAAGATCAATTCTTAAATTATCTGATGTATTACAAAATCAAACAGAACTTGTATTTACATATAAACCACAAGTAAATTATGTTAAATCTTCAGTTGAATCAGTAGAAATACAACCATCGGTACAACCACCAATTCCCCCGGTACCG